ATTTAACGGCATGCGATTTATCGAGATGTGATTTCTCAGATAGTGATTTAAAATCTGCCAATTTAGTTGAAATTTTAGAGGATTTTACGGAAATCCTAAACGTAGCTCGAAACGAGGTACCGGATCTGTACTCGGCGCTAAAAAGTGGGCGAGTAGACGGATCGGTTTACAAAGGTGAATGCGCGTGTTTAGTCGGGACGATTGCGAATATTCGAGGTGAGTATTTTAAAAATCTGTCGATAGATCTAGAAGCCGACGAGGCTAGACCGGCAGAAAGATGGTTTTTAAATATTCGCGAAAACGACACCCCCGAAACTAATCAAGTTGTCGCGATCACGTGCGAGTGGATCGAGGAATGGGCGAGAAATAACTCTGTAGAATTGAACTAACTAACCAACCAACTAATAAATAACAGGATATAAAATGAGAAAACTAACACGAGAGCAGGTTCTCGAAACGCTAGAATCGAGCAAGGATTTTTCAAGGTGTGATTTATCGTACAGTAATTTAATTAGGTGCGATTTTTCAGGGTGTGATTTTTCGGGTAGCAATTTATCGTACAGTAATTTATCGATGTGCAATTTAACGGGGTACGATTTATCGGATAGCAATTTATCGGGCAGTAATTTATCGATGTGCAATTTAACGGGATGCGATTTGTCATACAGCGATTTTTCGGGCAGTAATTTATCGGGCAGTAATTTATCGCGGAGTAATTTATCGGATAGCAATTTATCGGGCAGTAATTTATCGAATAGCAAGTTACCGGATAGCAATTTCTCGGGCAGTAATTTATCGATGTGCAATTTAACGGGATGCAATTTAACGGGATGCGATTTTTCGGGCAGTAATTTATCGGGCAGTGATTTATCGCGGAGTAATTTAGGGTACAGTAATTTATCGCGTAGCAATTTAACAGGATGCGATTTAACGCGTAGTAATTTATGGGGCTGCAAGTTATCGGGATGCAATTTAAAATCTGCTAATTTAGTCGAAATTTTAGAGGATTTTACGAAAATCTTAAACGTAGCTCGAAACGAGGTACCGGATCTGTACTCGGCGCTAAAAAGTGGGCGAATAAACGGGACTCTATACGAGGGTGAATGTTCGTGTTTAGTCGGGACGATTGCGAATATTCGAGGTGAGTATTTTAAGAAACTGTCGATAAAACTAAAACCCAACGATACGAGACCGGCAGAAAGATGGTTTTTAAGGATTCGCGAAAACCAAACGCCGGAAACTAATCAAGTTAGCGCGATCACGTGCGAGTGGATCGAGGACTGGGCGAAAAATAACTCTATAGAATTAAACTAAGTAACTAAACAGGATATAAAATGAAAAAACTAACACGAGAGCAGGTTCTCGAAAAGCTAAAATCGAGCAGGGATTTATCGGATAGTGATTTTTCAGGGTGCGATTTATCAGGGTGTAATTTTTCAGAGTGTTATTTAATCGGCAGTAATTTATCGCACCGTGATTTATCAGGGTGTAATTTTTCAGGGTCCAATTTATCGGATAGCAATTTATCCGGTAGTAATTTATCCGGTAGTAATTTATCCGGTAGTGATTTAATTAGGTGTGATTTTTCAGGGTGTAATTTATCGGATAGTGATTTTTCAGGGTGCGATTTATCAGGGTGTAATTTTTCAGAGTGTTATTTAATCGGCAGTAATTTATCGGATAGCGATTTATCGGATAGCAATTTTTCAGGTAGTGATTTTTCAGGGTGTAATTTAACAGATAGTGATTTGTCGGACTGTACTTTATCGAGGTGCGATTTATCAGGTAGTAATTTATCGTACAGTAATTTATCGGGTAGTAATTTGTCGCACTGTGATTTGTCGGACTGTGATTTGTCGGACAGTAATTTAACGGGATGCGAGTTTTCGCGGAGTGATTTATCGGGTAGCGATTTAAAATCTGCCAATTTAGTTGAAATTTTAGAGGATTTTACGGAAATCCTAAACGTAGCTCGAAACGAGGTCGAACGGTTATACTCGGCGCTAAAAAAGGGTCGCATAGACGGAAATCTATACGAGGGTGAATGTGCCTGTTTAGTCGGGACAATCGCGAAGATTCGAGGTCAGAATTTTAGGAATCTGTCGATAAAACTAAAACCCAACGAGGCTAGACCGGCAGAAAGATGGTTTTTAAATATTAGAAAACACAACACTCCAGAAAATAGCCAATTTAGCGCGATCACGTGCGAGTGGATCGAGGAATGGGCGAGAAATAACTCTGTAGAATTAAACTAAATAACTAATAAATAAACAGGATACAAAATGAGAAGACTGACAGAAAACGATATTCTCGAAGCGCTAAAATCGAACCGTGATTTATCGCACTGTCATTTATCGCACTGTGATTTATCGAGGTGCAATTTAACGGCATGCGATTTGTCCGGTAGTACTTTATGGAAGTGTAATTTATCGGGCAGTAATTTAGCAGGGTGTAATTTATATAATAGTGATTTCTCGGGTAGTAATTTTTCGGGTAGTGATTTCTCGGGTAGTAATTTATCGTACAGTAATTTATCGGACTGTGATTTGTCGGACTGTGATTTGTCGGACTGTGATTTATCGTACAGTAATTTATCGAGGTGCAATTTATCGTACAGTAATTTATCGAGGTGCAATTTAACGGGATGCGATTTGTCCGGTAGTACTTTATGGAAGTGTAATTTATCGGACTGTGATTTAAAATCTGCCAATTTAGTTGAAATTTTAGAGGATTTTACGGAAATCCTAAACGTAGCTCGAAACGAGGTACCGGATCTGTACTCGGCGCTAGAAAGTGGGCGAATAAACGGAAATCTATACGAGGGAGAGTGCGCGTGTTTAGTCGGGACGATTGCGATTATTCGACGTGAGGATTTTAGGAAACTGTCGATAGATCTAGAACCCGACGATACGAGGCCGGCAGAAAAATGGTTCTTGAATATTCGCAAGAACGACACTCCAGAAAATAGCCAAGTTAACGCGATCACGTGCGAGTGGATCGAGGAATGGGCGAAAAATAACTCTGTAGAATTAAACTAAATAAATAAATAAACAGGATACAAAATGAAACGAAGATTCTGCTTGTTCCACAGTGTGCAAAACTTAGCTTATACAAACGGCAAACTCGTGGGTCAAATATTGGTTACGGACGAGGCTACCAGTGAGGTTCTAGTATTATGCCGATTTAAAACCGATGAGGCGCTTTTTGATTTTGAATTCCCACACTACTACTACCCGAGCCAAATTTATCAGGGAATTAACGAGGCGATTGTAGCGGAATTCAACCAAACAACTAACTAAATAAATAAACAGGATACAAAATGAAATTATTAGCTAAACGACAGCGCGTAGCTGCACGAATCACTCAAGAAACTCAGCGCCAACTACACGCTCTAGGGGATAAATGGGGCGAATCGGCGAGTGAGGTGGTATCTAGATCGTTAGCGGAGGCGTATCTGATCCATTGCGAGGATTTAGTTAAGCGCCAACGGCTTCTTAAACACTAATTATTTTTAACGTTCGGTGTTAGCGTCGTTTGGATCTGGCAGTAAACCACAGCGCTGGAATTCCTGCTCAATCTCGTGCCTCACTTTATACACGTACCGTTTTGCCGTTTTATCTGATTTCCCGATAGCAATCGCTATTGCGTCGAAACCTAGTTGGTGCTCTCGAGGAAACAGATATCTAGCGGAAAACGCCCTAACTTGCTGCGACTCGGCTCCGAGGTAGTTTAAAAGTGTTGTAAGACGCCTACAGATAAATGACCACAGCGCATTCCTGTCTGTGAGAGTAGCGACCACATCGCCCTGAGCGCCTCTGATCTCTAAATCCCAGGTTTCGGGAACTGAAACAGAATCAATCTCGAACATATTTTTCGCAATATACCGCCCTGGTTTACAGTAGGTATAGTACGCGAGAATTTGATCTACAGTTTCAAATCGCGGCATAAGCGAACAAAAAAAGAGCGGTTAGTGCAACCTAATCCGCTCTCAGAGGAGGTGATCCCTACTAGATTTTCCGTTCAACGAATGCCGGGAACAATCTGTAATTATAATTGTATCAAATACAATTCGGCCCACAAGACGGGCACTTTTTTTTATTTTTTACAGCGCTTGTGCGCCCTATATAATTTCCTATCACTAGGTTTTTTTGACAACTCCTCAGTCACGTAATCCTGCACGGCCTCCATTAAACCAGGTACATCCTCGGTCAACATAGAACAATCGTGTGAAAAAATGCCTTCGTATCCCTCTAGCTCAAACAGGTAACTTAAAGCGTCGTCCACCATTCTGGAGCGCTGCATTTTTTCATTACTATCGATAGTAGTTTTACTATACTCCGAACCGCTCAATTTATAAGTCAGCAACCCGCCGACTAAAATATCAGCAACGGCTCTTTCAATTATTGCCGCCCACAGCTGTTTTTCACCGCCTAAAAATTCCGGCATAACCTCTGAAAAATCCGAGTCTAACGTATAGTGTTGGTCTTGGGCTTCCGTTCCCAATGTGCTGTAGTCCGTCACAATTTTGCCTTTGATTTACTTAATAAGGTGCTTAAATACTGCTCTGTGAGATCGATTGCTTCTGTGCCGGAAAAACAGACAGCCGTTCGATATCCAGCGGCCGATAAATTGCTCAATACTCTAAGCTGGTCGGGAGAGGGTTTATTTCCCTGGCGCTTCATTTCAATGAAAAAACCGTGGTACGGGTGGACCGGTATAGCTACTAGTATATCGGGCACTCCTGAACGAAGCCCCTCGGATAGATAGTATTTCAGCGCGCCGTAGGTACGTTTGCCGGCATTCGGAACTGAAAAAATATTAGTGGCGAGAATAGGGTAATTGCCGGACCGAACATTAACCCAGTCGAAGAACAACGATTGCTCCTCGTGCTCGCTCGGAATGAGTGTTTTTAATTTTAAACTCCTAGCCATCGCCCGGTGTCTTTTAATTTTTGATTTTTTAAGGCGATTGCCCGCCCCCAAACGAGATTAATCACACACTCGATAAACTGCTCAAATAGTGAACGCCTAAATACACTTGCGTGTTTTTTTAACCTAAAAATCATTTTACGTAATAACCCTATCTAGTAAATTAACACCGAACGGTGCCGGTTTTTTCGAGTAATCCTCCGGTCGTTTGTGAGTTTTTACGAGCGCGATTGCTTTTTCGAAACCGTCTTTTTCCCACTTCGATTGCTCTATTTTGCGCTCAATCTCCTTTATCTTGTCCTGCCAACCCTTCACTTCTTGATCGTAAAATTCTAGCTGTTGCGCCATCAAATCTTCGTTCATTTTGTTATCGCCTTTTATATGTTTTTTACGGTTATTTTCTTCTAGGTCACTTTTATGAATTCCGGTTGCTCTAAACTTTGCTACCACGGCGCTCCCCATTTTGTTTGCTCCTATGCGAATTGCGTTATGCTTCTTCGATATTAGCCAGGTACGCAGCTAATAGAGCAGCGTCGGACTTTTTCTGTTTTGTAAGAAACTTAACCGGGTTTTTACGCTCAGCAACATCGGCGTGAAACTCAACTGATAGTTCTGGCGCGACTTTTGCCATCAGCTTTAAAATAGCTGTTGTCAGCGAATACACGTAACACTCTAATATTTCAACTTTTTGTTCTAAATCGTTTGAACTGATCATTGTCATTTTTATTTTTTATTACTCGCGTTATTACCCTGCTAATACAAAGAAATGCTCCATATAGTAGACGAATGCCCAGATCAGGACGCCGAACAGAAGCAAAAAACATACGTGGTTAATCGTGATCGTTGCGCTGGTCATAATTTCCTGTCGGGTTTTTCTCTAGTGTGATCTGTTTCTGACTGTACGAGTTAAATCCGTAACTAAGTTTTTTACGATTTGAGGAGCGCCAGATCCGTTTGAGCGGGACTCTGGCGCTTCGATTGATTTTTTAAAATAAACAGCAAATTCTTTTTGGAGGTCTTTTAGTTTCGAATGATCACACCGTCCAATTAGCCTAAGCCATTTGTTGGAAATGAGTTTTCGGTTTTTTTCCGGCAACCCGATGAATAACTTTTCGTCGGGAAACTCAGGACTCGAGGACGCTTTTAGAGCAATTTCCCAGGCTCGATCAACGTCGGCACCGTAGCTGTTTTTAGCGTAATTGGGCTGGTTTTTAGCGTTTTCTAGTCGCACCTTGCTTGTTTCTAAATTAAGAATTTTGGCGTGTAGCTCCAGAATTTCGTTTAAAATAAAATCTCGTAAATCGTGGGAATCAAACCCTTTTTTTACTCGTTCGGGTTTTGACAGGTACCAGCGAGCTAGTTTGGGAATTGCATCGTTTTCGACGTGTTCAGCAGTCAAACCCTTGCGAATATACGCCATTTTCACGTGATCTAGCTCGAAATCATCGAGCCACACCATGCCCTCGTAGCACGTTTTGCCGCTCCAATCGACGATCTCGGGCTCAATCCGTAGTTTTTCGGCCTGACAGTTATTTTTTAGATCTAAGAATTCCTTAGATCCTAGTTCCTTGTTCCTAGGCAATTGATTATCAATTGATAATTGATTGTTAATTGATTGATACTCAGTAGCTAAGCTATTGATATCAGGTTGTTCATCGATAGTTTTTTGGTTTTTGCCTTTCCCGAGTCGGTTAGCGGCGTAGGTCAGCTGCTTGGATTTCAACTCTAAATAATCGTCGAGAACCTCCTGATTCCAAAAACTCTCACCGTCAGTAATGAGTAGTTTGTAAGAAATGCACTGCTCAATAAGGGTGAGCAGCTTCTCGTGGTCAATTCGTAGGGTGAAAGCCAAGCCTTTAGACAGCGAAAGTAAATGCTTCCCCTCGCAGTCGTGAAACAGGACTTGCAGCAGAGCCACTAGAATGCCGAGAGACTCATAGCCGCACTCAGCAATAAATTCCCGACCCAAAGGGCTGCTGATAATTTTATCTGGAAAAAACCATCTGTCGTTCCTAGCCACTATACCCCCTCCCCTAAAATTGATCGGTTAGAGGGATATCTGTGAGAAATGCCGCTTAAATGCAGATTTACGGAAATATTAGAATGTTTTTTGTTGCACGCTGATTCGCCATGCTTTAGATTAGAGGAAGAATCAAACACAACTCTCCTCCTTGTAGAAAAGCTCTTTTGTGTAAAAAAGCTCTTTTGTGTTGAGAAAAAACGATGGCGACGAACCATCGTGAGATTTGTTTTTTAGGTGATTTGTTGCCGACCCCCGCCAGGGTCGGTTTTTTTTGGCTAGCATGGTTACCGATTTCAGGATAATACCACTCAAACGCTCAATTGAAACAGTGTTCCACTTCTCGTGAAATTTAACACTATCCGAAAAAGGGCCTACTAGTGGCAAAGGTTGTTGTGTTTAGAGTACTCTGATCTTAATCATGCCTCAAGGCAAATTAAGATCATCAAGCGGCCGCAACACAAAAATTACAATCTTGGGACAATATATAACATTCGCAGTCGGGGGTGAACCAGTTAATCGTCATCTGACTCCCAGGCGGGCGCCTCGTCAACATCAGCGTCAACATCAGCGTCGTACGGTGCTGGTACTAAACCTCGTATTTTTTTCGGGGAAATTACGAATAATCCCTCCACTTTTGCACCACCCGATTCTAATTTCGCTTTTAGCTTTCTATTATCAGATTCGGTACCGATTGGGAACTTATATCGATACTCGTCCCGCGCCTCATCCTCTCCGCTACTAGCCACGACGGTGGGAGCTGAAAATTTTGGCGGCATCTCTTCCTCTGTATACATTCCGTTCGTTTCCTGGGGAAACGCTTCTCGAATCGCTATCGATTTCGCGACTTTATCGAGCATAACGTGCGGTTTGGAGTTCCAAATCGGCGTCGCTTGCTTAAACTCCACCATTAACGCCTTTCCTATTGAGGGTAGACGCCGGTCTTTTCGATAAACTCTACAGATTGACGCTACTAGCCTATCGCCGTCGTATAGATTATCCATCTCCATCCCGTCAAACTGCGCATGACGATTCGCAATCGTGAGGTAGCCGTTTATGCCCGTCATCATTTGCACTCGACCATTGGTTTTTATAAACCACACCTCTTTTTTAAACGGATTTAAACCGCTCGACTTGCATAGTTCGGCGAACATGACAAACTCTTCGTCACTGGCTCCCTGGGCCACGGTTTTTTTTAAAGTTTCTTTAATGACTGCGTTACCCCAGTCAATTACACTAGGTGCATTACTGTTTTTGAGTACAGCGGGCAATTGTGCCGCTGTACCGTTATTACCGTCCATATCAATCCCCTTTTTCAGTTATCTCTAAAAGTTTTACGTATTGCGCCGTATCGAGCATATCCTGAGCAACCCTCAGCAGAGCGATACACACCAAAACCGCGTGCTGATTCTCTGCCGGATTGCTCCGAAACTCTCCCCGATACCGCATCCACTCCTTTGCTAACTCCTCGACCTGAACGTTCATACCTCACTCCCGTGAATAAATGTTTCATAGCGTCAAAGGTGCTATGGTATTACATGTTATCTCGCGCAAAATTGCAACGAGTAAATCGAAGAATCGCCCGTAAATACGCGTTTTTCGCCTGTTCTGTCGGCGCGTAAAACGTCGCCGAGATCAGGTGTTTGTACGCTTGTAAATACTGCTCTTTTTTCTCGCACGCTTTAGCGAGTGTGTACTGCTCCACTGCACGTTCCATTCGTAGCTGCTCCATTGCGTCCTTTTTGTTTTTATTCTGATTCCGCTTGATACTGGTTTAAGAAAAAAAAGAGAGCCTCCAAAGATTCAAAATCCTCTTCGAACATTTTATCCTCATCTATCGATCCGTAAGCCCGAATACCGGACGTAGTTTTAAAACAGAAAATCTGTACCCACTTGTTGAACATAAAATTGAAAGTCATCACCTCACCTCACCTACTTGTTGTTATCTAACCAACGGTCGAGCTCTAGATACGTTTGTTTTACCGCTCTATAGCTACTGACCTCGACGTCATCCCACGTGTTGCGGCAAACCGTCGAACAAAAAATAGAACCTGATAGCGAACAATTGACTCGGCACTGGTCGCACACCGCGCAATTGCAATAATCACACAAAATCAACCCGTCGCCAGGTACGTCACCCAATTCGCCGAATCGCTCATCGCATATTTTGCAGTTGTTTAGTTCCATGTTTCGCCTTTGTAATTTGCCTACGTTGTATAAGTATTGTTACATACATTTTGATGCATAGTCAACAATTAATATACATATAAACTTGTATTGTAGAAAAAAAAATGTATAATTAGACTATGGCTGTGAAATTTTTCCAAAAATTTAAAAATCTTAGTGGGTTGAAAAACTACGGTGTGGCTCAAGCTTTGCGTCGGCGACACGGTGTGGAAATATCAATCACTGGTTTAAGTGGCTACGATAAACCGAAAGCGAGAGGGATGCGCTTAGACGTACTTTGCGGAATACGCCGTCTGTCAGAACAACCCTGGGACGAGTTCGGCAAGTGGTTGGATGAGGAGTTCTTAAAGCAACAAAAATGAGGTGGGGTGATGAAAATAGTAGTGTCGTCGGTATTGGTGTCGGTGTTTGTCGCTAGTTCAGCGCTCGGTCAGCAGGTAGGCTGTTTCGTAAATTTTAGCAGTCCGACCCAATGCGACGAGGACGAGATCGCGTGTGGCGAGAATGTTACAGAGAACCTAGGAAAATACGGTTACCCGATTGCTTTTCTGTGCACCTCCGCCAATCGCGCGGCTCGAGCGGCTCAAGACGCCGTGAGTCTCCAACAGGTGTGCACCAACTATCTCAGAGAGTGTCAAACGGCGTATAACAACACTGAATGGAATCGTGAGCAGTGGGTAGCCTACTCTAATTATCAAGCGGGCGTAATAAAAAAATTGGTGCGAGCCTGCGGCTCAAAGTGCAAGCGAATTAGGTAGCGCACTTTTTATCACTCTGTCCTTTGTCTGTCTCTTGTCTGCCTCCATTGTCTCTGCTATTACTGTCTCTAGATGTCGGCATTAGAGAAGGGGATTATGCGCTGGATAGAAAAGCGAGCAGCAGCGGAATATCTGGGTGTCTCTGAAAAGAGCATCGAACGGTACAAAGACAAGTACAATTTAGAAGTAAAGACAGAATCCCGACCGGGCCGCACCAGGCCTGTCGTCTTATTCCTGCATGACGATTTATCGAGTCTTAAAAGCAAGTTATCACAGACAGTATACAGACCACCCGTCGCTATTACCCCCAAAAACCTACCAGTAGAGTCGATAGATGTTCCACGGGAATGTTCCACGACGGCCGTAACGACAACAAAAAAAGAGGGAGATGGGGAGCGCCTATTAGAGTTTTTTAGGGCGTTGGAGGACAGGGTAATTAAGACAGCGACAAAATACAGACAGGACGTCCCGATCGAGGTAAAACTGCTATTGAGTATTCGAGAGGCTCAAAAACTTACGGGACTGAGTAGGGACAGATTAAGACAGGCAATACAGACAGGAGGTCTGAAAGCGCAGTTGATAGGGCGGGGGTGGAGAGTGAAGCGGTCGGATCTAGAGAGGTATATAGACGGGATATGAAGACAGAATCCACCATTTTCCTGGCGCCAGGAAAATGGTCAAAGCGCTAAACAAATAATTGTACGAGCTTATAGCCGTTTGTCTCAAAGACTTTAACGAGAATACAGAAACTAGTGAAATTAAGTTAAGAGATCTCCTCGCCGACGAACCCGTCCAAACTTCTCCCTTTGGTTATTTCTGTTTCTTTATCCACACATAACGCTCGTATAACTGATCGCGCTGCGGGCTTAGTTGTACCGAGAGGGAACGAAATCGTTTCCTCCTGTTCGTTGTGGGTGTAACGGATGCGAACTTGCAGGGAGTCGTGTTGCTGAAAAACTTGGAGTATTTTTGCGCGTACTGTCATTACACAAACCCTTTGATTGATTTTTCCGCCTTCACTCGCCCCCATATTCCGAGTAATCCGCCCAAAACGGCCGATATTCCCTCTATATACTGCTCTTGCGCAATAAGTGCCACACCCGTCGCGACGCTAATCACACCGCCTCTTATACTCACTGACGAAAGTGCGGGCTTTGTAAAACGATCAAATACGCTCATTAGTGTCTCCTCAACATTAGATTTACAGCCTCAATATCCGAGTCTCGAATAATGATCACTCGTTTTCTCGGCTCGATAAACTTTTTCGTAATTCCTTGAGCGTTCCACCAGTAAAACGCGTAACGCTTACCGTGAGCGTTCATCGCAAACTCATCAGGAGTGAGGTATTCCCCGTCGTTTGAGTAGGCATCCGTACGATCGTCTTTTACGTGCCGCTCGATAATAGCGACAGGTCTAGACACCCAGTTGACGGGATTTGACGCTATTATAAATGGCCAATTTCGTTGAAGAATTTTGTGTACTTTCGTGAACCTGGTTTTCGAATAGGCATCCTCTAGCCCTGTTGTTAGAATCAATTCTGTGTTTTTATTCGCGTGCCTGAGGGTGAACTGTGTGATCTGCCGAACACGTCGGCGAAGTTTCGAGGAATTGCCGACATCGTGCAGGTCGTACGGTGTGCAGTGCCGCCCATTTCTAGTACAAGTCTGATTGCTCACGTGAATATAAAGCGTATGCGGGGAAGTTTTAAATCGAGTTAGAAACTTATTTAAACAACTCGTGGACGTTCCAAACGAGCCCCACAAAAACGCAAGTGTCGGATGCGATACAGCACGAAATACCTCGAGAGCACGCTCACACGGGAAGTTTTCGTGCTGTATCGCGAGGTAGGAAACTCCCACGCGATTAAACTCCTCCGCTCTTACTGGCCTACTCACCAATAAAAAACAAAAAAGAATATATCTCATTTATGCGTAGGGAAATGTTCCGTTCAAAAGAAGCGCTACTCGTGCGGCCCGACTTTTTACTTGACTAGCGTACTTGCTTTTTAATAGTCTTTGGCTTGCTTCTTCCCATCGCCCGGCTTTCATCAGCGCGATAGTAGGAGCGAATTTTAAAAAACCAGCCTCCCCCATGTTGAATACTAAATTTATTAGTCCAAGGCGTCTTTCTTCCGAAATTGTTTCGATAAACTCAGATCCGAATATTCGTACTAATGCCTCCTCAACGTCGGCAACATCATCCGCCAGGATCTGAAATACAGACGTATGGGAAATGCCCTTATCATCTAAATTATGTCCCACTCCGATAGTAAGTTTTCCGGCCGTGCATCGATAAGGTTTTAAACGGATTCCCTCATCGTAAATGAGCATTTTTTTTGTTTTTTCAAACGTAGAGCTATCCACCGCAACCCCCCTATTAAAAAGCAGTGCTAGACACACCGCACATTTAACCACCGGCTAAAAGTTTTTTTAAAGAAGCTAGAAATTCCAACGCAATCGGCGACCCGGCCGTACTTACTGCCGCAACGAAATACAACGCTTGACGCACTTTTGCGAGTTCGGTAGCAATGGACGAAACGGAAGTTGCAACTTGATTAACTTTCATATCCATGTCCTTTATCTGTAATAGTTGCGCGTGGAGCACATTAGCGTGATTGTGTAGTGTGGTTTCTACACGAGCTATTCGTTCAAACGTATTAATTTCTCTGTCATTATCTCTAGAAGGAGTCATGTATTTACGCTCTGTAAAACCCCTGAATGTATAGTGTAACCGTGCCCAGAGTGAAATTGGTGTTGTCGAACCGTTGAACGCCTACCACCGTAGTGCTAACCGCTATTCCGAGAGCGCTCCGCAGATTGCCGACATCGTTGACAAAACCAGCAAAATTAATATACCCGGTTCCTAAAGCAGCAACGGGTAGGGTGAACTGAACTTGATTCGACGCCACGCCGCCAGTTGTGACCGTCGCTTGAATCGTGAACCAAACGATTTCGCCTTCCCGGTGAAAGTGCGCCTGATTTATCGACGGTGCCGTGGTGGTCATTGAACCGCTGCCGGCGAATGTCGGCGTCCAGGACTCAAGGCCGCCGCGTTGCGCTGTCAGCTGCCACACCGTACCGTCGTGCATACATTCTATTATATCACCGTTGCCAATATCCCCTCCGTTTAGAAATATTGTGCCGGCGCGTTTTGTGATATTGACAATACCGAGTCCGTTAACCTGTAGTGTTGCCGTGCCGGTGTTGGCCTGGTGGCTTCTAAATCGTACCGTCAGTCCCGCTGTATACGCGGTGATTGCGGGGGAGAGTAGTATCGTGTAAACGTTCGCGGCTCCGGTAGACGTGCCGCCGTACATGTACGCTGAATCTTGCGTTTGAGAAACTTTTGAATAATCACTTCTAGTCGTAGCGTCGGCGACATTAGTGTGTCTAAAACCCCCCATTGGAAGGTTCGCCGTTGGCGCGTTCTCGCCATTTTTTGCTATTGCTGCATTTATACCCGTGGCTAAATCGTTGTCGTGCGTTTCGTGCCTATCACGAGCAATTCCTATTCCACCGGCTTCGTCTAAAGACCAAGTTGTGGGTCCGGTATTGATTCCGTTGGTCCTACTAAAACTACCCGCTCCGCTCCAAGGCATGTTAAAAATCCCCCTAATGGTGGTTCAATTAAAGTGTATTTTAGTGTCTAGTAGTAGACCTATGACTTGCTGGTAATGGCTTGCACGATTTTATTAACGTAAGGTACGGTTTCTTTTGGCTTCGGTAAAAAGCTCTTTACTGAAGACCAATTATCACTGCCGCCTTTTTTGATCGCTTTATCAACGTTGCCCATCCCTGCGTTATAAGCTGCAAGGGCAACGCGCACATTGCCGTCGTATTTTTTTAAAAGCATATCTAGGTAAGCGCTTCCAATTTTTACGTTCTGCTCTGCATTAAAAGGGCTGTATTTGCCTGGCAAGCTGAGCTTGCCGTGCCATTCTTTGCCAGTGGCTGGCATTAGCTGCATCAACCCCTGCGCACCGAGGGGACTAACAGCATTTGCTTTTCCGGCTGATTCGGCCCGAATTACGGCACTCACCAGAGGAGAAAGCGGAATTTCTCGTCTTGGTGGTAGATTTGCTGCCTCGTTTGTTTCTGAAACAAACGAGGGTAATTCCCCCACTTGATCGTCGCTGGTAGCGGTATTGGCAACAATACCACCCATGCCTAACCGTGAAATAAATCGATTGTTCGATAATCCGTTGGACAGGCTATTGAGCTTTCCGGCGGATTTTTCAGCGATAGAAGCAGACGTATTAGGCGCAAATTTACTAGCAGCACGAACAGCAGGCAAAGCGAGGCCAAGGACCGGGCTTCCTAACGTGTACCCTATCGCTGTGCCACTACCGCCGAGTCCGAGATTTCCGTAACTAAACAACTTTCCGATTACGCTTTCCGCCATCCGATTGATAATAGGATCTTTTACTCCTTGATATGCCTCATAAAGTTTATTCGCCTCTTTTAAAGCATTGCCTTTACCGGGAAGAATTTTGGTAAAATTATCTTCCATGGTTTTTTTAAACCCATTGTACAACCGCCTTTTCATGGCGTTCATAACACTTTCGCTTTGAGTGCTTCCGAAAACGTTAGGAACTTTTCCGAGACTCGTTTTAAATTCTGCTAAAGATGCAAAATCCATACGTGAGTCGGTCCAATTGCGCCGAATGCCTCCTAACTCCCGTTGTAGCGTTTTAGCAAGAGAGGGATTGGCGGTACGGATCTCCGAAATGTACGTTTCGGCACCTGACCAGTCCGGCCGAAACTTTACTTTTATTCCAGCCGTTTTTACGACACTATCAGCCTCATTAACAAGGGTTCCGATATTTTTTCCGATCTCAGCGCTTCTTTTTTCAGCCGCCAGTTTCACGGATTTTCCAGAGTTCCCCGCTACTGTAAAAAAACCGTCATTCTTTAACGCTCCGACATGTTGGTCTAATTTCGACGACAGGTCGGTTGCCGCATCGTCGGCGGATACCGCAATGCCCGTATCATCATAAAACGTGGTGCCCTTCTTAAATGATTTTTTAATGTCACTCGCCCGAATTCCGAGAGTATTCTCTCTAAAACCTTGGGCCATGTCCTCCGCCCCGCTTCCCAGAGCACCCACAACTTTACTTCCCACTTTTGCCGCGCCGTATATACCGCCACCAAACGCGGCCCCTAAAGCCCCGCCCCTTGCAGCGTCGGCCACACGGTTAGCGATCCCGCCTTCCCCCTCGCCGAATCCGTACGCAGCACCCGTTGCCGAGCCTAGTTTTAAAGCCCCTTTTAGCGATCTTACTTTCGCAGCCGCGAGAACTGGATTTTTAAATGAGGTGCCTATTTCCATCACGGTTGAGGCTATAGGTGCCGCGTTTTCTACTGATTGCTCAGCTGCACGTGTAGTAGCTAAATACCTATCGTAGGATTTGCTGTACTCATCTTGCCCCATGGCATAATCGATAGCAGCGTTTCCACCTGCTACAATTTCATCACCATTGCCGAAGGTAAGGCCGTCGAGAGCTTTGGTGAATGTTCCGCCAATTGCCTCGGCAACACTTCCCGGCATTCTGGTACTACGTTCGTGTGCGTGGGCATCATAAGCCGCTGATAGCTGTTCCGAACTGTACCCTGTCGTTGCTGGTGATGGAGCAGGAGCATACGAGTCGTACGCAGCGGCTAATTCATCGGGTGACCAAGGCATTTTTATCGTCCTGAAAGTCTTAGTATGTAGTCAGATTTACTCTCGCCCTGCATCGGTGGAGGAGGAGCGCTTAGTGTGTCGCTACCGCCTACCGTTTCGTTTGTCGTCGGTGCTGAACCGCCGCCAAAAACGCGCTCGGCTCCACTTTGAAAATCGTATTGTGTCCATGGTGTTCTCTCTGCATTGAGCGTCATATTCCCCTCGGGTGACTTCGATAAGAGAGGATTTTCTTTTTCGTAGACGTTCCATAAATTCTGGGCCGCATCGGGCCCTAGACCGTAGTCTCGAGCGTACTGAAAGAAAGAGTGCCTGTCTTTTAAACGCTCGAGCCCTATTTTATATTGTTCCAGGGTTTTTTCATTCTGTCCCGGCGTCTTATCCGTGCTCATCGCTGTGTTAAAAAGCGCTTTAGTTTCGAAATCACTCTGGCTACCTGATCCAACAATTCGCCCCGCTGCTGCTCCTAATTGTTGAGTGTCGTATAAAAGTTTATCTCCTTGGGTTTGTTTAGTAGCCTCCTCACTTCCGAATAAAGACGCTATTTTTTCGTATCCAGACGCGAATCCTTGGAAAGGCATTCCGGTTTGTCCGGCTATCCTAATCCCCTCTTCGCCCTTTCTTACTAACTCGTCGAGTTGCGCTATTTTTTCTTCTTCTGCTGCGAGCGTTTTAAATTGCGCCTTTCCTAGATCTCTCAGACTGTCGACTTCTTGACGCGCCGACGCTGCGGCTTGAGTAGGAGGCATTCGGCGCTGCAAATTCTCTTGATATCGCTCTAATTCTAAATCCCTCAAACTTTTTCCCAGATTCGGCCCTGGCTGGTCGGATTGAGTAGTAGCAGGTGGGAGAGTCGCAAAAGGGGCATTCTTCACCTCGTCTTCGTATCTAATAATCTCTTTTCTGTCCCCGAGATCTTGCGCTCTTAGTGCTGCCTGCACTTGCACTGCTCTCTGAGCTTCCAAATCATCGGCCGCTAGCGATAAGCTCAGTTTTCTAGCAGAGGGATATTTATCTGATAGAGCGTCCACAGCGCCCTTATCGCCACCTTGATACGCTCGTACGGCATCCAGTAGAGACCCCTGCTCTTGCGCCTGTGCTCTTGCGCCGAAAAAAGAGAGTGGTGCGCTCGATAATCCTTTAGCCGCTCCACCGATTAGATTCCCCCAAAATCCATTATCGGGATTCGTGACATCTGGCCCGGCCTGTATGCTATTAGCTGCGGCAAGGTAGGGATTTTGAGCGCTATCTAAAATTGCCTGAACTATCGGACTATAATTAGTCATTTTATTTTCCACTCCCGTATCGCGTTCCGTAAGCACTAGCTGCTGCGTTAGCAAAGGCCCCCCCGGCTGCACCGGCTGCCGCACCGAATTGAGATCCGGCACTAGGTTTCCTCGCCCTATTGCGTTCGAGTAAAACGTCCTCTCTCGCGTACCTCCGATCTTCGTCTTCTCTGGCGGCTTCTCGCGTCAGGTTGAATTTGGTTTGCCAGTCGGGACCCTCAGCACCCCCGCCACTACCAGCCTTGGCTATGCCCATACGTTGCGTTGCGTCTTGCCGTAAAAATTGCTTTCGGGCTTGTTCTCGATCAGCTGCACGTGAGGCATTGTCGAGATCCGCTCCGTACATGCCCGCAGCGATTCCAGCGCTATCGACCGCCGAAATCTGTCCGGCGTCATAGCCTTGGAATTGCGGGTTCTGGGAACCTCTACGCATTCCAATTAAACCACCCATCTCATCTAATGGTGCTCTTCGCTGCGTCATTCGCTCGTTAATGCCTTGTTGCCTGGACGTCAGCCCTTGATTATAGTATCGCTCTTGCTCGGCTCCGCCTTGCTCAGTCGCTGCATTTAGGGCTTGTTGGTTTGCGTCAGTCTGACTCTGTTTGTACTGACCGAATAGTCTATTGTATTTCTCGCTTCCTTCAGAGACGCCCTCATTTGCCATTCGTTGACGAAACGATTCATCGTCTTGCTTAAACCTCTCGTTTAACCGTGCGGAGTACCCTTGATAAAGTTGATCTTCTACGCGCTTTCTAGCACCTGCTAAATCCTCCTGGCCTGGTATCTCTGAAATACCGTTGAAATCCAACGGTTGCGAAAAGTTTTTATTGGCTTGTTGTTGCAGGCCCCCTATTGTTTGGTTACTTTGATAATCGATATCTCTTTCTTGATCTAGTAATCGCTGCTCATACGGATTCAGCGATTGAGTGATTGTTGGGTTGCCATTGGCGTCGTACGTGACGTTTTGGCTTCCGTAGGGATTATTTACGTTAGGATTATTCAGCCGTGTTTGAGCTGACGCATTTTCCCGATTCTGCTCATTACTATACTCAATTATCCCCTGTGGATTCGTAAGATCTGGCCGGGTCGTGGTTTCTTGAGGTCCTGATTCTGCACCAGGAGTTGAACGGCCGATCCTTAACTCTTTTCGTTGTTGTTGTAATTCCAAGGCTTTTTTTGTATTCCCCGCTTTCTGCGCGGCTGAAATTTGCCTTACCAACTGCTCATCAGCACTAGGGCTCTTGCCAAGATTTTTATCTTTGGCTCGTACTCCAATAAGGCCCCCGGTCAAACTTTTTTTATTTTGCGTTTTTTTAGCCATTAGCTTTATATCCTGGTAGTGCTATTAAGGGCGCTGCTTACGCATAGCTTGGCGTTGCTGTTGCAATCGATTAACCTGCCCATTATTTCCACTCAGCCGTGCTGCTTTCTGTTGTCGAACCAACATTTCGTCGGGAGATAATTGCCGTTCCGAGGCATTGCCGGCGATTGCCTCTCGCACACCCGTCGCCATTGCCGCGCCGTACTGTCCTTGTTCTTGCGGATTTAAAAGTGCAGTAGCATCTTGTGCGGCCATTGTGTCGCCTTGCTCATTAGGTGCGTAGCCACCGGGTGGGCGATTTTTTCGAAACGCTTGACGCTGCTCTATAATTCTATTCCGCTCCCCCATGTTTCCGGCTTGGAAGGCCGCCTCTTGTCTCCGCACCATTTGCTCGTCCGGTGATAACGGTTGCCCCGCTTTATTAAGAGGAGTTGCCGCTAGGTACGGCCCTTCAGTTTCGCCACGCGGCTGTGCCATAATGCCCCATTTCGACACGTCCTCGTTTTGAAATGCATTTAAAATCGGATTATTCTTGCTAGTAGCTTTATCTTGCGCGTTGTATCCCTGTATCGCTGTGCCGGTGGCGGCACCGGCTAGATCTAACGCTTGTCGTTCTTTTACTGCAATACGATTATCGTCTTGTGATCGACCTTGACGTACTGCGGGTTTAGTGCCTACAGGATATTGGCCTGCTCGTTGATTTTGTAAAGTTCTCATTTATAAAAGCCCCCCTTGTTCCAAAATAATATTCATTGCCGAAAGCGAAAAACGAGTTCCTTTGAATCGTCCGAGTAACTTCATTGCTGCGCATTTTCCGAGGCCGCTAATGGATTCCCAGTCTTGAGTAGCTGTATTATCACTGCCCCACGGACTACCCCACAGACTACCCCAAGCGGTCCCTGAGTAGACATTATCTATCATTGATACCGCTGAAATATCAGTAAAATCCGTATCAACATCGAACGCAAACGAGATATTTTGGCTGCCGGTATACATGGGCCGAGCCATTGTGAAAAGCTTAGTGCTCGTTCTATCACCAAAGTAGTTAAAAGCCCATTTTATATCGACTGGTATATAAGCACCGTTGTCGTCAAGACCGTAATCGGCCTGATAAACTCTACCGTCAATACCACCGAAATAAAGATTTTCGTTAAAAGTGCACCACGTGACTGCATTTTGATTGGTGAATTTACACCACGCTCCCGTATGAGTATTAATAACGTACTGTTCGTAAGTAAGGCCCGCCGCCGTGGGAATGTTAATTGCTATATATTTGCCCAGAGCGTAGTGAACGACATCCCACCCAAAATTGTCTTTATAAAGACGCGCAACATCATTAAAAGCGCTATTAATTTTGTCAGTGAGTTTTACGTAATTACTGTCCTCAGCGTTTATAATTGTACTGAAAGGTATCGCCCCCTGCAAAGTGAGGATTAGGACGTCATTAGCAACATTAATTGCACCACGTCGTCCGAGTGGAGCTGAAGTATAATAGCGGCCCGTTAATTGCCATTCTGTAGCGCCTGGAAATGATCCCGTGTACGCTAATATTTCGCCTTTATTACTCACTATAATAAAGAGATCTTGCAAACCTGATCCGGTATCCTGCGTCCAAGAGCTGGCGTAAATTACCATGCCCCCCATCTTCAACTGTGGCCCGACGTCAATTTCTGTCAACGCGCCAGTATAGGCGTTCGTCCCCCCATACCAGATGCTTGTGGAGTTTTTTTGCACGAAATAAAGACGGTTTTTGTAGGCGCTGACGTGTATTAGGGAAGAGGGCGTGGCAATAACACTATAAGTAGCGGCAGTGACTGCCGTGCCGTCAAACTGCTGAGGAATATCGGTGCCATTAACCATTATCAGACGACTACCGGAAGAGCCCCGAAAATTTTGTGTTTGCCACTGATTAGAGCTAAACCCGGTTGCTATTTGAGCGCCTAAAGCGCCGTAAACAGAACAGTCGTAGATTTTTCCAGCCGCTGCCCCTATTAGTTTTCTCGTATTGTCGAACCCGTGATACTCAACGAGAGTTTCTACTAGTGTTGTTCCAACACCAGTAGAGTGAACCCTATAACCGCCGCGTACTGTGAGCGCGTCGTTATCAGGAAATGCATTGACTAAACGAATAGCATCGGTGGGCGGCATTCCACGACCAGTGGTGGGATCAAAAGGATCGAGCGGATCTCTCGCGTTCCAGCCGCCCAAGGGCGCTAGAAGTGTCGCACTACGATTCGCCATTAAGATTTCTTTTTCGAAGGACCTAAAAGACCACCGCCACCAAGTTTGTGTGTAGCCTCTGCGGCAGTCGGTGTATACCACCTGCCGTTCGAGCCCATAATTTGCCCGTTTCGAACGTCGACGTTTTGCTGTCTTCCTAAATCGGCGAGGCTGGGCCCGGTTGGTGGAGGAGATCTAACGCTAGTCCCCGCGCCAAGTGCCCGTTGCGAGGCTTGGCCATCGTACGTGTAGCGCTCCACGCCCGTTGAAGATTTCGAGCCCGGTTTCGGCGCGTCGAAAACATCGTGAAGCCCCGCCTTATATATCTGCCCGGTTTGAGCGTCCATTTTTCCCGCCTTCACGAGCGCGTCAACCTGAGCTTTGGCCGTTGCCAGATCTTTAATACCGTGCGACTCGTAAATCTTTCGCGCGTTAGCAACAGCATCGCCACCAGACGCAGCAGCATTAGTGTAGTACCCGGCCATATTCGAACGATACCCGCTTCGATCATCTCCCACCACAATCGCTGATAGCGGGTTCATCATCCCAATGACCTGCCCGATATTTTTCCGCGTCATATCGACCGCGTGCGGACTGTATCCGCCGAATTCGGCGCGTGGCCCTCCGTCCACGCCGATATTATAGGTATGTCCATCTGCGAGTGTGATATTGAAATCTTTATCGATTGCCTTGCTTTTTACGAGTGACTCTCTGATTCGATCTCGATAATAATGATCGACGTGCTTGCCGCTGCGTATAGAGCCTAGTGCCGTACCCGCAAGCCCACCCAATAATGTGCCAATCCCAGGCATTATGTAAGTGCCGACTGCCGCCCCTGCGAGAGCGCCTTTAGTCCGGCCACTAGCTCCACCGCGTTGCTTGTGGTTTAGCGCCATGTCGCCCAATGTATAACCGCCGTAAAGAGCTGCCGCACCACCAAGGACTTGCCCCGCTGTGCCCGCGTAAGAGCCCGCCGTGCTTGTTGCGGCACTGCCGCCTGTGGTAGTGCCGTTAGCTAACATGGTGCCGCCATTCGCCGCCGTGCCTATTCCTGCACCACCTCCTGCACCTGCACCTGCACCGGCACTAGCTCCGGCACTAGCTCCGGCACCAGTACCGACATGATAGGCGGCATGAATGACGGGCGCTGCTGTAGCAGCCCCTCCTGCTGTAGCGCTGCTGGCGGCTTGAGCTGCTAAATACGTACCTGTAAGGGTGCCGCCGGCACCAGCAACTTGTCCAATAGCACCACCGCCACCTTGTGCTTTTTGTTGAGCTTCGGCATCAACTTCCGCTTGCTGCCGCGCGAGAGCGTCATAATAACTCTGGCTATAAAACGTATTAGTCGGATAGACAGGATCGTCGTTGTAATTGTATTTGTATTGATATGGCATTTTTTTAACCCGGTATCTGATTGAAGTAGTACGGCGTATCGGGCTCACCATCTAGACTCAAAGTTCTAGCGCCGAGTGAATCAGTTTTTACTGCGCGTTTTACCGCCTCATAGTCAGAACGGAAACTTTGCCATTCTAGCCCTTTATGATGACGAAACCGCCACTTAATTCCGAGCGTAAACAGATCGTCATCGAATAACGGTATATCAGTATCCGCGGTAGGAGATTCATACACACCGTTGAAAAAAATCCACGTCACAGTACCGTCTACCACACTACCCGTTGTGTGGGTTGGTGGTGCGGCACTAGTTGTGCCTCCGACCGTGGCTCTATAATAATTACCGTTAAAAAAACAAAACGAATTGAGCGCGAACGCTGTGAAACCGATCCAGTCCCTCGGCCGTACCCAGTTAATTGATTGATACTCAAACGCTATTGTTTGGCCTGTCGTAGTAGCACTAGGCGTCGGACTAATGAAAAACTTTTTTTCCGAGATCCCTTTAATGCGCCAGTAGTCCGACGCCACGGCTACACTCGCACCACTTGCTAAACTCTGCCAGTCCCGTGGACTTATAGGTCCGGTCATCTCGCCAATCGTGGAACGGTTCCAAACCGTGTCAAAAAGACTGTAATTAAAATCGACCGGGAGTGCATAACTAGCCTGGCTTGCCACAGTCGTGATCGTTGCCTCTCTCGTTAGTTCCGGCCATGGGAACTCTTTTCGTAACTCCCTCCCTTCTCGTTTAGCAAGCGCTAACAGTTGCCGTGCCTGGGCGTTCGTAGTTACCACAGCACTAGATATATCTGGCAGACCTATCTCGCCGCACGCTTGATTTATGATCGTAAGAATCGATTCTCTCATGGCCCCGTAATACCTACTCTACTACCACTGCATTAGTCTCGTGCTTCTTACTTTTTGACATTTTCATATGCAAAAGTGACTGCATTTGTGATCGAAGTTCTTCTATCTGTTTTCGTAAAGCGTTTTTCTCAATGGTGTCTTCCGACTTAGCATCCTCAATTACTTTTCCGCTTAGAAACGCACGAGCTTTATAATGAAGGTCCCTCGAGCCAATGCCCAGGGAGGACAGCATGGCGTCACCCGACGCTGCCAATTGCTCAACGTATTTGACTCCCATATATAAATAGTGGTGGAGCCTCTCTTTAGGAAATTCGGTCCACTCATCAAGCTTGGTGCCACCTGTTTCAGTGCCATCCTTCCAAGCAGCGTATTGTCTGGCGAATCTGACCTTAAACACCTCATCGACCGGAAAATCCTGAGTATTAAATGCGTCAATCTTAATCCTCACCATCTCCTCAAAGTTTTCAGTTTCAATAAAAACAGTTCTACCGTCTGGGCCGGTAACCTGTTTTTCGACAGGCCGAGAGTAAAACTCAACGCTTAGCGCATCGTCAGCGCCGTAAATTATAATACCGTTGAGACCAATTGTTTCTTTCATAACTGACCATTTTCATTAAAAAAGGAAAGGATACTATTATCCTTTCCTTCGTGGTTACTATCCGTTTCCGTTAAGTGCCGGTCTCGCAAGCTGCAAGATTGCAAAGCCAGCTGCTGGAGATCCATCAGCCGTCTTGTACCTTGCGCCGTCGATTTTGTCAGTAGCTACTACAGCGTCGTCTATCAATCCTGCACCAGCAGTTACGTACGGTGACGCATTATTGACTGCTGTATTAGTCCGCACTATTGCGGCCCCAGAGATCTGGTACCAGCCGAATTGGAGAGCCACACACGCGGACATAGCCACCGCGCAGGGTCCCCTAGATCCGGCAACGGCGCGAGTAGTGTTACCGGTGCTCTGATCGAAAATAACCAGGTCGCCTATCACTGTTGAAGCAACACCGCGGAGATATACGAACTCTCCCACTCCGTACAATCCGTCAGTAGCTACGACAATACGGCCCATTGGGTGGGCGGCTATCGGTTCTATATCGTGAATCCCCTGTTCAATAACGACGTTATCAATTGCTGTATATGGCATTTTATTCTCCAAAATATTAAAAAGGGCGTCTTATAAGACGCCCGAATTGCGTTACGCTCTGAGTACGCCTTGAACGAATCCGCACCCAAGAGTGAGGTTTCCCATCAGGCCGATAAGTTTTACAAGCGCGTCCTGGTTGTGGGGAGAGCCTTCCCCGTACTCAAGAGGGTCCATAAAACAACCCTTCATCGCGCAAAAATGGATGTACTTAGTGTTTAGAAAATACATACGATTGGTCGGTGCACTTCCAGAGTAGCCCCCATCGAGAACGACGTCCGCTCCCATGAATTTAATGCTCTGGTACCCCGCATCAGCGAGTTTCGAATCAACGAATTGTCGTAGATTTTGGCAGGCCTGTAAGTACAAAACAAAATAGTTATTATCCGCTACAATAAGGTCGACGTTATCGTTTCCGCGAGTAGTGCCAACCCAGACACGATCCATGTAGCCGACAATATTCGCAGCGGTAGCAGCTCCACCACCATCACTTATCGAACTGTAAGCGAAATTTCTCCAAAACGGCCAGGTCGCCCTGTTAATTCCACCAACAGTTCCGGTTGCTGGCGAATCAGCAACGAGAAGCTGCAATCCACCAACCTGTTTTCCACCGTCAGCGGTACCGTTTGAATAAATATCGCCTGAAAATTTATTCATGAACGTTGCTTCAGCAACTTCTAATCGGCTCTCTAGCAGATTTAGAATCTGTGTCTTACTACCACCGTTAATTTTCTGCTCACGGCCGGAAATAGTAACGGCAATCGCCGCTTGTTTCCAATCAAATTCAGCACTAGTAAGGACGTCCATTGGCGTAACGTCTAGAGTCTCGTAACCAGAGTACCTTTTGTACGTGCCGTTTTCAGCGTACGAAAGTTCATGACGAATGGTGACACCGCCATCGAGAGTTTTGATCTTGCCTTTTTGCTTCAATCGAAGTGCAAGAGCGTTATTTCTAGTGACGTTATCTCTAAGTTCACCACTTCGATTCTCAATCGTTGTGGTTAAAAGTTCGGATATATTCGGATTTGGCATTTTAAACTCATTTATTGTTTAACTTAAAGCGTCATAACTTGCCTCTAAAACTGACCTCCAATCTTTTCCGGTTTGCGCCTGACCGTGCGAGCCTCCTGGTGATCCCCGCAACGATGAAGCAGCACGCCGAGCTTTTTCAGATTTTTGGCGAAGTGCGTCTGAGTGTTGGGATTTCGCACTATCTCGGATGGGGCTTACGACATCGTCGTACGCCTTCTGCAATAGTGCGGGAACAGGAAGAGTCGGGTCGGACTGTCGAAGTTGACGAATACGGGTCGCCATTGCGTCTTCTATCAAGTCGATATGAGGACGCATCGGTTGACCGTTTACATCAGCCTCGTTTTTAAAGTAGTCAATCTGTTCTGACAGGGACTGTATCGACGCTTGGTGCTGAGCCTCAGTCGAGGCTGCTTGCTGCTCTTCCCATGCACGGATTTTATACTCTAATTGATTAAGTCGAGGGTCGTTTTGAGGAGCTTCTGACGGCTCTAATAGTAATTGGGACGGATGAACACCATTAATCTCACACAAATATCGTAGCTGATTAACCGGATCGGTTCTCAGCAGAATATCGGCATCAATGAGGCGCGATACTAATTCCCCAGGAGAATCCACGCCCATATCGGCGTACATGTCAGCGTGAGGAGCTATGGCACTAGTGAGATCAGAAATGCTTTCTCTGTCCCGCGATATTTCAAGGGCTTTCTGTTGGAATCCTCTTACCACCTGGGCTTCCCGCTCCGCGATAAATTCACGAAGTGCGGGTGAAGCCTCAGCAAAAAGAGCTTTCTTTTCAGCGGGCCACGATTGAGGCGCACTGATGGATGCCTTTTCGGGAATTTCAGTACTATCACTCAGCCCTGTGGCCCCTAAATCTGTTTCGTCAGCCTTAGCATAACGTCCCCTCTCATCTCGGGAGCGTTGCGTATCGGAGGAGGCATCATGCTCACTGCCGTCCACCTGGCTGTCATAGGCGTCTTCTAAAGCGTCTCTAAGTGACGATTTAGACTCGTCGGCACTACTGTCTGGTTCTAGATCAGAAGTGTCGAAATCGGTATCTGTATCGAAATCTTTCATATAGTAATTTTATACGTTTATCGTGAGGAAAGTTTTTCGTAAGCTTCGTTTAGTGTGTAAGACACAGAACTCATTTTGGGTGCTGGCTGTTTCAGTTTCGAAATTTCCTCGGGGGAAGCTTCATAACACCCGGACCGCTCAGCCGCTCGTCGCATTTTATTCGGACACGAGTACCACCGGTTATCAACAGGGCTTTTTTGATTAAAATGTGCATCACAGTTGATAAAGAACGCCCTGGGTATATCAGGGTCCATATCAGACTCTTCGACTGGAATTACACCAAGACCTTTACGCCATACAAAACGCTGATTAGGCATATTACATCCTCCATATTGTGTTGGTTATTCGTCGTCGTCTAACAAAAGTAGTAATGCGATTTCGTCAGCGATTTCGTCGTCCTGTTCTCCGACGTTTATTTCGTCGTCGTCTAACAAAAGTAGTAATGCGATTTCGTCGTCTTCAACAGACATTTTAAATGCCGGCGCATATTCCGGCGGTCGCGTTATTTCTGCCGTGTCGGCATAGTGCCGTTTTTGCTCTTCTGCCGCAGCCTTTCGTATCTCTTCTAACTCGTGTTTAAGAGAGCTAGGAGTTTCCACTAGTAGTGGTGCACTCACTACGGGCGTAGAGAGCGTGAAGGCGGACACCTCTATAGGCGCGGCTTTAAGCTTATCTTGCTCCTCGTCTTTTTTCTTTTTACGCTTTTTCTTTTCGTGCTTACTGGGCACACGTTCGGGATGCAAATATGTAGTTCGGCCGCCACTAGATACGGTGTGTATTCGTATCCACGCCGTATCTAGAAATACCGTACCGCCTGGATCGAGTCCGACGGCCAGTATTCCTAGTCCGAACGTTGGGCTATTCACGATTGTTGGATTCAGGGTTCCCCCTGCAATTGTGAGAGATGCCGAACCCCCGACTATCAGAGTTGCCTCTGTGAAATCAGTGCTCCATTGTGAAGTGCCTAATACAACCCCTTCATGTAAAACCTTGAGCTCGTGCCGATCATTGGTTAAATCTACACCGTCTGTGTAGGACTCGATACCTACCTCAATACCAACCACTCGTTCCGTCTGCGGGATATTAAACCCGTAGGCAGTCAGGTTTAATCTGTCTGATGCGTCATCAAAAACGAAAACGTCAGCGTACAGATTATTGCTCGTGAGCGCGTTGTTGGGATTGTTCCAGTTATATGTGGTAACGTCTGTTATAGACTGACTAGTCGGGAAACGTGGCCCATAGGTAGGCATCTAAATCTCATGCAGATCGATTAGTCTGTTACCGTTCTCATCGTGCGAAATAACCACCCTTTTGCGCTTTGGTGTCGTAGCACCGACTCCAATCGGTGTAGTAATACCTGATTGTTTAAGCGCATCGGCGGCCGCTTTTTTCGTCGCCTCCTCAACCTTGGCTTGTAAGACTGCTACCTGAATTGCTTGATCTCCCCGGACTTTTTCGATGTCTAGAGCGTGCTTGTCTTTTTGAGCGCCGACGGTAATTTGCGCGTTTAGCGAAATTTCCTGCTCACGAAGAGATACTTCGCGCTCCTTTAATTGTAATTCTCGCTCTTTATATTGAGCATCGAGCTGTTGTTGTTGGGCTGCCTGTTGAGCTTTAAACGTTTCCATCTGCATTTTGGCTTGTGTATCCGCCTGTGCGTGCTGTATTTGTATTTCTTCGGGTGAGGGTTGCATTTCCTGAGGATTCTCGGCCGCCTCCGTTGCAGCATCTTTCATCGATTGAAACGCACTTTCAATTGCCCCCTCCACAGTTCGTGACCAACGGAACGGCTTAATAAAAGCCATCAAGATCGGTTCAAGAATATTTTGGAATTCCGGCATAATTTGAACGACTGGCGTCATTTGACTAAAAAAATTAGAGATCGCACCGATTGCCTCGCTAGCATCCTGTTTTTCCTGACTCTCGTCGACGGCGATTGTTGAATCGGTCTCAATATCAATAATAAAAGAGCGTAGCTTGTCAATTCGCAATAATTCCAACGATTGAGCAAAAACGTCCTGTTCTTTTGGTTCGGCAAAATCCATGCCGGCCATCTGATACAGCGTCTCATCACTAAAATGCTCTACCGCAATCTCAGTGATAATGCGGATATTATCACGGCAAAATTCCTGCATTTGCTGCTGCCGTTCGGAAATGCGAAGCGTGGCGAATTTCCCTTTAATTTGTTGCGCGGTAGCAGTCTCGTTAGGGTCAGTATTACCCCTAATAATGTCTGCCATGCCGGTAATGGCATACACTTCCTGCACTTTTTTATCAGCGGCGGTATAGAGGCCACCCAGTACCTCACTGATCTCTTTTAACGGTAGAAACGATATACCACCCGCGATACCGTTTTGAGCGACTATCGCCGCCCAGTCTTTTACCGGTATAAGTCTGTTTTCGCAGCCCTCTTCTAAAAGGCGCGACAATTCCTGCATAGACGCATCTCTAACACCGGCCACTTTTAACGCTCGGGTCAGTTTCGAAATTCTGTGTGTTATTTCATCAAGCTCTACCGCCTGATCTTGATAGAGACTAAAATCTGGTACAGGTTCCAGCGACTCGTTCGTTGTCGTCGCGTAAAGCGGCCGAGCACAAGGCAAGAATTTCTCTAGGCCGAGTATGTCCTCCTCTACTTTTAGAAACTCCTGGGACGAGCGAGTAAACCAATACGTTGTCCGAGTTGATATGCACCAGTACTCGATTACCCTCGCTTTATTGTACTTTTCATCGTCTTTCTTATCGGAGTGTCCTTCGTCCGCCTCTGGAGCATAATCAAGAGCAACGTCTGTTGCGACGTCCCCGAACTGCTCCTCCAGCTCCCCCCGAGATAGGTAGATCTCGCGCCAGACGTCCTTAATCTCTTCCCAAAACCGACCGCCGTCATGACCGAATTCCGTCCAGGGCACGTAATCCGTTTCTACTCGCTCGCTGTATGGCACTAGTAGGCCGTCGTCGTCGAAATCAGCTCGAAACCTGTGCCATGCACTACCGCGCCCTGGGAGTAGATAATCATCTCTACATTGCCGCATAACTTTATCGAAATTATTGCTCTCGATCTGGTACTGTGTGCAGCGCTCGGCAATCTGACACGCCACACGACTGACGATATCGCTATTTTTCCAACGACGTAACACAACGACTTTGGGTGTACGTGCGTAAATTACGGGTTTTAATGTCTGTATATTGCTCCACAGAATGTTGTACCGTTTGCCACGAGTCGAGGAGTTGCCACGTTCGTCCCTGTAGCGTTTGATTATTTTATTGCTTCGTTTTTTCCAGTTTTTAAAATTCTTCTCGTAGGTTTTAACCGTTTTTTTGTATGTTTCAAGTTCTTCCGTCAGTTTCGGCGCGAGCCTCTCCTGTTTACTCGTAGAGTCGGTGTCTAAATCGTATCCTGCCGCCATGAATCGCTAGCTAATTATAAACCCATTGATATAAACGTCCGCAAACGCACGGCTTCTACTTTCTACGGATAGTGCAAGCACCGGGACAGTGAATAGTACCTCTGTGATTACCTCTAATTGCAATTTTAAAAACTTGCGCCTCGTCAGAACATTAACCACCTCGGTATCGTCGATGTCTCTTCGCTCCTCGTTCGTGGTAAGTAGCGCGTCCCAATTCTGGAGCGCACTTACCAACTGAGAAGAGCCCTTGCTTTTATAACCGTTATAAATCCCGCCGACACACGCACTATCTGCGTCACCCGACGATCCAATTGCGAAGATAGAATCGATGACGAACGAATTAAATTCAGCTTGTTTGATAAACGGTTGCTCTTCTAACGTTGCTAAATTGGCGTCGGAGAGAATGAACAGATTTTTTAAAATCATGTCGCTTGAGGATAAAAGTCTTTCCATATCGATTATATAAAATTATTATTTCCGTAAAGGCCTGTCAGATTAAACATACCAATTTGAGCCTGGCGAAGAATAGTTGAAACGTTACTACTAGTAATAAGACTTGTAACTAGTTGAGAAATTCCGCCTGTCGCTGGATAAGTAAAATCGCCAGCGTACGCACACCCACCGACCGGATTATAGTCGAACACCATCGCGCTCGCTTTTCGCATCGCTAATGATCCACCCGCTCCTGCCTCAGCAGCTATATTAAACGTACCAATTCCCTCAAACGCCTCGGATTGATATAGCCCCGACATGTACATCCTATCGCCGGGTGCAGGAGCGCCGCCGCCGTAACCCCAATTTCCGATCATCCCCGTGGTTCCTAATACTGTCGCGCAATTTCTATTTAACGTCGCCGTAGTTGTTGATACTGCTGTGATTATATAATCGCCTGGAATTATGCCCGCGGGACTTGCCGTAGAAATTCGTAAAATACTTCCGATGTGCACGGTGGAAGACCACGCCGTATTTTTTACAACTTCGTTTAAATTCGTAGCACTCACTGATACTGTTACTGTTGTGTTGTTTATCCTTGCCCCGAATAGGTTTTGATACATCGCGTATCCACTCGATGACGCATTGACCTGGAACTGCTGCCAATTGCCTAAAATATTCGCATCGGTAACAATTGTTTTTGTGAGACTTGGGGTAGCGGACTGGTGCATATCGGTAGCTATACCACCCGAATGCACAAGCATTAACCCGTTTTGCGCCATGTTGATAAAATTTGGAAAGCCAGTAGTAAGGCCCTTATTCATTGCTCCTGCTGCAAGATGTATTCGAGAGCCTGATACTGTTCCGATGAGCACATCAGCTACCGCTTGAGCAATTATTTTTACAGCTGGAGTGTCGGGATGTACGCCGTCAGTTGAAAAAGTTGCTTTCCAATCAGCCGTCGCAGGATCATAAAGTTTCGAAAATATATCAATAAACGGCAGATGCCATTTCTGAGCGTACAGGTGAAGCCAGAGATTCCACGCCCACGTGTTATAGATAGTGCCGAGGACTCCGGCTGTCGGAGGTGCAGCATCGAGTACACTTCTTCGGCGAGGTGGAATATTGACAATAACCGGTAAAATACGAGCATTTAAGCAGGTTTGCACCATTGAATTCATGTTTGCGTACGACGCATCTAGTAGCACGTTGTTTGAAACATCATTAGTGCCGGCTAGTATTACGCAAATATCGGGTTTTTTAGCGAGGACGTCAGCGCTAAATCGGGTGACCATTTGAGCTGTTTGATCGCCCGCAACCCCTGCGTTTAGCGCCAATTGAAAACGTCCTTGAGTATAATACTCGAACAGGGATGGCCAAGAAAAACCTTGGAGCGTTAAATTTCTGTCGCCAATTATGTACGATCCGGCAGTTATAGAATCACCGATGCAGACAACTCTAACAGCACCCGTACCGCCTACCGACGAGGCACCCGTACCACTATTTGTATTTGTTAGCGCTCGTAACATTAGGACCCGTCTCCCGACGTAATATAAATAATCGCCGTCTCACCAGTTGCGCAAATTACTGCGATAGTGTCGGCGACACCGTCGCTAAACAACTCAATAGTACCTGGCGCAATAGGCATATCTGTAATAACTGCCGTTTGAGCACCGACGCCGAAACGCACGAACGCCCTCACGGTGCCGGCGTTGTAAATTCGTACGATTGGACTATTAACGTTCAGGGCTGCACTTGCACTAACTGACGTAGCACTAATTGATGTTGTTATACCTGGGCTAAACGCTGGTTTACTCATTAATATTTCTCCTCTCGTGTTGTATTTCGATCTCTCGAGCTCTCCATGAGCTCTTTGAACGTGATTTGGCTGATGCTTTTCGGCGGTTGTTCGACCACTAGGTCGTTTTCCCACGGGCGTGACATGCACCCGTACCGGAGCTGATCCGCAGCGTGGTCCTCCATGTCCGTATCGATATCCTCTAGCCGGTGCTCATCGTGTTGGAGCGCTGGTAATGTGCGAATCGTGTCACGACAGGTCTCGAAAAAATACAGCATCGGCCGACCCTCTTCGCCGTTTAACCTCGTCCGTATCTGTTGCCAACCCGCTACGCGAGTGTTATCAGCAGCCCTCATCGAAACACCGTGACGTCGAAACGTTTCGGCGGGACACGGGCCGCCATCGGATTTAAACATAGACGGATCAGCTACTGTGTACGCAATATCCTCGTCCCCTGTACGTTCCACGATTCCCCGCGCAATCTCGGGGTCTTGGAGCCTTAGGCCAACGTTCGGTTCTGATCGGCCGTACCACTCGCGATATTTAATTATGGCCCCTCGTGGGTACGTTACACAATTTTTGTTGCGGCAACCTGTCCCGTAACACGTGATGCAAGCGCCATCACTTACTGTGTACCATCCGCAAGAAAATGGCCGAGCATAACCCCAATCGAACGCTCGAAATCTCGTCCAGTGTTTTGGTAACGCGAAAACCGGCAGAACGTGACGATTTTCAGAAAATTCTTTGAAAAATGCTCCGGCTATTATTGACCAATCACCGTTGAGCATTGCGTCAACCAGCTCGGGCGACCCAAGCCCTTTTAACTGTCGAGAGTACTCTAGACCGTTTAGACTCGGATTATCAGCGAGTTTAGCAGGTATAAATACGCGTTTCATTCCGCCGTCGTTTTCTGGCGCGTCGAATAACGTTAGCGGTGGATGCGGATCGATAAACCCGGTTTTTAAATAATCGTGCCCAACTCCACCAGGATTCGATGTGTAAATCGCACGAGGAAAAACGCCTAGGTACTTGTCGGGAATTTTTAACGTGTCGGGAATCCGCAATCGACTCCGCAAAAAACGCAGCATTTTGGCACTAAACTGGGTAGCTTCCTCGATAAACAAAAAATGGAACTCCGGACCCAGGTGATTATAAATATCCTTTTCGTGCTGCGCATGATTTAAAAATATACGGCTACCCCATTTAAACCTGATTTCCAACTCCACGATTTCGCAAAGTTTCGCTGTTACCCAGGGCGCTAGCAGCGCACGGAACCCGGTCGGACCCTCCATATGATTTTTTATTAGCTGATCGTATTTACGACGAAAAAAATAACCTTGTATACCGGGCACGTCAGAACACCAAATTATTGACGCTACCCGTGCTAAATGAGATTTGCCGCCACCGGCCGCACCCCCATACAGGATCTCATTAGCTGGCGTCAGTAATGCCTGTCCCTGCCGTTGATGGAGCGACAAATCAATTTGCACGTGTGCCTACGCTAATTAATCGGCGACGAATCGATATTACTGATCGTCACGTTTAAAATTGGTACGAGCGCGGCTCCATCGAGCCCTGCGTGCTCCAACTCCTGTTTCGGACGCCCATAACCTCGGTCTAATAGAGCGTTAGCAGCCGCAACACGCGCTTGGTCCTTGGTCGAATTTTGCATAACATCAACGAGTGCGTTAATAGCAGCAGGCGCATGTATTCGCGCAAGCGCGATAACGTCGTGCACCACTTTTGGCCGACCACCTGGGTTACCGCTAACGCCGAGCTTGAATCCACCTTTACCTGTCGGGTTTTTAATAGCTCTCATAACTTGCTTTCGACTTGTTTTGTAGTTTCGTGACTCACACGATTATTTTTTTAAATAAAATAGATTATTATGTTGACATGGTACACCATAACGGTGTACATTATAAATATAGAGAGTAACAACGCTCTGACGAAAAAAGGATACAAAATGGGACGCAAAACACGATTAGTCACCTGGATCAAAAAAGCACTCCACGATTACCAAAACAACGACGAGACCGCTACCGAGCAGGACCTACTAGCCGGGATACAAAATGGCAGTATCGAGACACCGAGCTGGCTAGGGCACGGTCTCGAGGATTGCAATGGCTGGTGTCTATACGACGAGCGGTGCCCACACAATGTGTGGATAATCTCAGAGGACGACGAGCCAGTCCTCGAGGACGA